AATCGAATTTAAAAACCAAACAAGCATACCGAAGCCAAAGCCACACACGAACGGACCGATTGCGGTGTCAAACTTATCACGATTCATGCGAACACCTTATACTTTGCCTTGCGACTATACTTGGTCTTGTCCTTATGAGTAGCAGGACGATTGACCAGATTGAATACCCGAGCGACGGGATTCTTACGACGATGATTTAGATTAGACATTACAGCTAAATCACAAACTCAAACTTAGTTTCGAGCGTGTACTGCGTCTCGAGATCTTCGGTCACGACCGACAGCATATTACCTTTCAGGATATAAACCGCAATATCGCTATATGCGATCAGCGCACCCTCGGGAGCACCAGCGAACGATTCGGAATCCGCTTCATCCATCTGGGAAAACTTCAGACCGTTCTGGACGGCGACCACCAACTCTTGCATATTCATATTTCGTTCCGTTTCCTTCAATCTATAGAACCATTATAGCTGAACTAGGCGCAAAAGTAAAACGAATAAACTCTAATAGAATCAATGACTTACAGAAGGCTCTAGAACCTCCTCTAAAGGCTTTAGAGCGGTCCTTCCTTGACCCCCTATATGAGGGTCCCCGAGTAGAAAAGACCGCCCAGATAGACGAGGAGAAGGAACCCCGAAACGACCCAGAGGCTCGGCTCCCTCATACGGACGCCAGCCCAGAACCAGCCGACGTTGCCTACGAACGAGGCAAGAATATTAAAAGGGTAAAGGTTGGCGCTGGCTAGAATTGAGCCAGCGATTAGAAACGTGGTCGAGATCCACTTCAGCCAAAAATCAAAGTTCTTCACTTTCTATAATCCCTTCAACAAGCATGCCGAGTTGCTCTAACGGAATTGTTCTAATACCGATTCCAACTTCTTTGAACATAATCTCTGAGTGATCAATCGAATAGTGTTCACCAGCACCTTTGCCTGGAAACGGTTTGTTTGGTCCGATGATTTCTTTCACACCAACCTGAACGAGTGCACGTGCACAATCTGAGCAGATACCTTTTGGGTCCCAGTTTAGATATAGACGTGATCCGTTCAGGTTGATTCCATGACGAGCAGCATTATAAACCGCATTGCGTTCGGCGTGTTCAATCCACTGATACTTCTCTGGTCTTTCCCAGCGACTCTTATCATGTTCGTTGATTCCACGCGGAAAGCCATTGAAGCCCATAGAGAGAACTGCGTTACCATCACCGACGATAACGCAGCCGACCTTTGTTGAAGGATCTTTACTCTTTTGAGCAATTACAGTAGCCTGTAGTATAAACAGTTCATCCCAATTCATTCATCACCAAAAATTATATTGTTACTTGATTTCGATCTTTCGCGGCTTCTGCTCATCAGGGACTACATTCTCTAGCTTAACAGTTAGAATACCATCTTCTAGATCTGCGTTTTTCACTACAATGGTGTCAGATAGAACGAACTGGCGAGAGAACTTGCGACCAGCAATACCCTTTGACAGATATGTGCGCAAGTCGTCGCCTTCCTTCTTTCCTGAGACCTTTAGTGAGTTTTTCTCTGCGGTGATTTCGATTTCACTTTTCTTGTATCCAGCAACAGCCAGTTCAATGATAAAATTGTATTCGTCAGTCTTGATGACGTTTACAGGCGGGAAGGCAGTTGCGGATGAATGCAGCAGATGAGCGGCATTGTCTAGAGTTGCTAGAACACTCTCAAATCCTAGAGCGGATGATGAGGGAAAGTTTCCATAATTAAACATTTGTGACGTTAGTGTCATTTTGTTACTCCTTTAGTAAGCAAGTTTAAAACGTAGACCCCAAACGGGCATCTACGTTCTATTTAGTCAACTTACACACTTCCTGTAGAGCCAAATCCACCATCACGCTCAGAATATTGAGTCGGCATTTCATTTAAAACCGTCAGACGCACACCCTCATTGACTACAACCTCAGCCTGAGCAATGCGTTCTTGATAGGCAATAGCCTGAGCAACTCTAGATATATTTGTCATCAGCACGAACACTTCTTGCTGATAGTCTACGTCAACAATACCCTCAGAGTTTGCAAGTACTAGCCCACGCTTGAGTGATAACCCAGAGCGTGGATGCAAACGGATTGAATATTGTTTAAGTGGCTCACTATGATCCATAATATCACCGAAAGTCTCGATGCTCAGATTCTTTTGAATCTTCATCACAAGACCAGTAGGGACTAACATTCTCTCACCTGGATGAATAACCAATGCGCGATTAGTTTGAACAAACCGTTCAACTGGAGTATTTACATCGTTATATCCATTGATGATGATATTAGTTGGGCAGTAATGAAGATCAAAGCATGTCGACATCTTGGTGCCGAACGTTGGAATCTTCACATCTTCACTCAAACGATACAGACCTAAGTCAATCATAAATTAAGCCTCAATTTTCTTTTTCCCAATCGTATATTTTGCGACCAACTGCCACTGACTCTTATCCTTGAACGGAAGAATCTTGATCTGGCTCAGTGGTGCAAAGGGTTCTTTTGTTTTTTCTGGATCAACCAGCTTCACAAGACCCCACTCAGCCATGAGATTAGCAATAGTATTTCTGCGTGCAATATCATTTTCTGAGATATTGCTTGGCTTACCATCCAGCTCAAATAGTTCTTTGAAGTGGACAATGTAATACTTGCCTTGCTTGTGAAGGATGTGGCAGGATTGGTAAAGAATGTTATCATTCTTTGCTGCTACGCCAATACGAGTTAGAGTCTCGCGAACCTTTAGGAAGTCGTCCTGCTTTTCTAGCAGAACCTCAACTAATTTTTCAATACTCATTTCAATCACCCTTATATAATTGTTTTTTTATCGCGGTGATCTGAGTATCATCTAGTATCTTCAGGGCTTCATATGCTTTAGCATCGGAATATCCATAATACTCTTTAACAGCACTCAAATCATCATCAGCACCCCTTTTGAACCACTTCGAATAACGTCGTTTCTGGGCACGTACAATATTTATAAGGAAATCATATTTGAGTTTATTGTCGAGGTTTCCGTACCTATTCATCTCATTGGCGATTAAAGCTGTGTCTCGGTGATACGACAGAGCTCTGTTTACCATGAAAGCTGGGTAAGACCGTTCATCTGCATCAGTCAGGAGCGCATATTCTTTGGTCTCAAGAATACTCGGCAGGATTTCTTTGAAGAGATCTGCCATTACGAAATACCAAAAGAAAAAGCCTTCAGGGAATTGAAATTAGAGTCGTACTTTACATATTTATTATCTAGTGAGTACAGACTTATGTTAATATTTCTGTTAGTTTCTTGAGCCGGAACAATCCATATTTTCTGAGGGTTTAAACAAACAAGTGCAAAAAAATCAACATCATTATATCTGAGATTAGTCTTCCAAGACTTCTCACACTTCCTTGTCAACCTATACTTAACTACTTTTTTGCTGCTAGAACCACTCAATATAACTGGGAATTCTGTAGTTTTGATCTGTACATTTACATTCGCCTCGTTCGAGTAAGACAGAACAACATCAACAGAACTTCCAGTCTCTCCTTCTTCATTTGATGATATAATCTTAAATTGGTTATCAAAGGACATTAATTCTTTAATAAAAAGAGATTCCCCATTTCGACCAATAGCTATATTATTACGCCCTAACTCAATATTTCTCGTGTTAAATCTTTCAAAAGTGTCGTCCTCAATACCAAAAAAAGCGCAAAGATTATCGCCTGGAACTATTCTTGCCATTATTGCACCTTACACTCGACCATAATTTCAGTTAGGCAGGCAGTCAGGTTTAATTCCTGGTCTGCACAGAATGCAGCTTGATACTGATACCGAGCAAGGATCAATACTGCATTGGGAATCGTCGACTTGTCCATGATATCATACAGACTATCATAGATCTTGCGATAAAGGCGCACAGGGTCATCATTACCGTTATCGGCGACCCACTTGCGCATTCCACTGAAGTTTTGTTCCTTCAGGGCTTTGACAAGTTCAGCAAGCGATACATCAGCCACATTCGCCAGAATGCCAGTATCAATCTTGCCACTGGCACTATAACGCTGCAGCTCATTCAGCACTCGGCGGAAGTCTGGGAAATGCTTCTTGACAACCTCAGCAAGCACTGCAGGTTCAAACGGAACCTTCTCTTCCTTGAGAATGTTCGCTGCACGCTTCATGAACATAGAAGCCATCTTCGGCTTGTCTTCATTACGAATCCTGAACTCAATCACGGCGCAACGGCTGTGAAGTGGCTCAATGAGTCGATTCTTGTAGTTACAAGTCATGATGAACGTACAGTTATGCGCAAACTCTTCCATCGCTGCACGCATGGCTGGCTGAGTTGAGTTTGGATTCAAATAATCTGCTTCGTCAATAATGATGACTTTCTTGCCACCCATGAGCGACATTGACGATGCATAATTCTTGATCTTCATGCGGAAGGTGTCAATACCAGACTCATCTGAACCGTTGATCATTAGGAAGTCGCAACCAACTTCATCACACAGTGCTTTTGCTACAGTCGTCTTGCCAACACCTGCAGAGCCACAAAGAATGAGATGCGGGATCTCTTTGCGGTCAACGTAACTCTGGAAGGTCTTCTTGTATTCTTCAGGAAGGATACAGTCGGCAATAGTCTTAGGACGAAATTTCTCAACCCACAATGATTCATTCATATCAAATCTCCATAATAAAGAAAGGGTGGGGAAGGTGAGTTCCCACGGTGAGCAGTCTGGCGGATTGTACCGTCGGCAAGAAACCGCACCCTAATATTTTATTTAGCCACCTGTTCGTACATGTCGACAAAGTCATTCTGCTGAGCAACTTCTTCTTCGAAGCTACGCTTGTGATAGACCTTTGCCAACTTGCGACCCAACTTCTTGGGAATCTCACATTCGTCCTGAAGACGATCAAGAATTTCCTTGATCAGATCGCGCTCAGATTCAACACGAGTCAGACTGTTTGAGATTTCCTGGAGCATACCCAGGATCTTTGCCTTATCTGTTGGTGACATGATTATTCTCCGAAGGTCGAACTTGCAGCTTCGATCGCGATGAAGTAATTGATTGCTACAGAAGTATGCTTGAAACAAGCAAGACCCTTCTTAGCAATAGAGACTTCATAGGAGCCATCCATCAGCTTGAAGTTTTCAACCTTCATCACAACATGGAACTTGGTTCCGTTGCCAGCACCAATTTCAATCTTCGACTTATCCGAAGCATCATCCTTAACGTCAGTGGCAATAAACTGAACGGTGTCACCATCGCTTTCAAACACAAAGTTTGGCGAGCCAGAGATGCCAGCTGACTTCTTCATCCAATCAATATCTTCTTGCGAAAGATTGAAAGAACAATCAGCTATGCCAAGAGAGATAGTCTTCTCAGGAGGAACAATGATCACCTTCGAAGAGCAAT